ATTATTTTGATTATACATATCAAGATCATGAGGATTTACATTATGACCATTGTGATACACACCAAGATCACCAAGATTATTATGGAGATCATCATGATGTAACACATGCAGATCATTATGACGGATATCAAAATCACCAAGATCATAATGATCATTTAGATATTCACAACGATCATACTGACGGTTGTCAAACACATTCTGATGTTGCTCACTCAGATCAATATGTGCATTGGGATTATTGTGATCAATATACACATACCGATTCACACAACGATCATACTGATGGTTGTAATGTTCACTCAGACCATTTAGATCATTCTGATTCTTATTCAAATCATACAGATCATACAGATGTTTATAGTGATTCACCTCATTCTGACCATAATGATCATGGTGATACAGGCCCATATACTCATACAGATGTCCCACATTCTGATACACATACTGATGTTTATTCCGATCATGCCGATGTCGCACACAATGATCAGCCTGTTTTTGTTAAAAATGTTTAAATAATTATAAGGAGAATATATGAAAAGATTGAATTTTGTTTTGCCAGATTGGACTCGTGTCATCTGGGCCTCAGCAGAAGCAAGAGATGTTTGGCAACCCAGAATTCAAAGAATATCTAATGCTTTTCTTGATATTGAAAAGAAAAGTGTATTTACAGGACGCAGAAAATCTAATTTGACTTTTTTGAGAAAAGAAGATCTTCCAAAAGAGAAGGCACAAATTCCAATGTATTATGAAAAGGTAAGTCCTTATTTAAAGGTAGAATCAAAATCAAAAGCGGAAATGGTTTTATTGGAAGAAACATATCTTGGAAATAGTTATTCAAATTCTTCACATGGAAATTTTCTACCACAACAAAAAAATGCATATAGAGTAGCATTTACACAACCTCAATATGTCAATGATTGGTTAGAAGCTTGGAAAAATAATGATAATGTGGCAATTGGCCAATTGCTTGATTATCCTCCATGTTGTATTGATTTTTTTGAAAAATATTGGGTAAAGGAGCAGTATATTGATACAACATATCCAATGAGTTTAAATGGAACTGAAGGGCCAAAAGAATGTAATATTTTACTTCGTTGGCTTGGCGTGCGTGCAGTAAGTCATCTTCCGTGCAGTTTTTCTTGTGAAAATACTTATAAAATTGCAAAAAGTAATATTGAATTTGGACGCGAATTGGGCTATAATGAAGAAATGGACTGGTTAGAAGAAATGCTTTCGTGGCCAGTGGAATGGAGTGCTTTACATGGTATTGCAGAAATTAAAACTCCAATTTTGAAAATTTCTACTAGAACAGATGCCACAGCCGATTTAGTTGTTGTACAAAAGCAAGGATATTCATATCCAAAAGAAGGAGTTTCTGGAAATAAGTTTCCATATGTAAATAAAGCAAAAATTCCAATCACAGAATCAAATTCTTTTAAGCGCTCTATTCTATTAGAAGATTTGTGGAAAGATAATGGTTTCGCTTCATTTGAAGCGATGAAACATTCACATGATGTAATTCTTTCATTACTAAAAGAAAATAAAATGGAATATAATACTGTGGTAGATTATGGTTGTGGTAATGGAGAATTGCTTCGCAGGATTGAAGAATCATTGAAATTAGGTTGCAGATATATTGGAATTGAAATTGAAGAAAAGCGTGTTAGACATGGAAAAATCAATTTTCCACAAGCCGAATACATTACACGGAATATGTTTGAAGCAGAAATTTATATTGAAGAACCATCTTTGAGTATTATCATGCCGGGTAGATTTTTTGAAGTTGATGAATTTACAGCATTGAATTTTCTCAAAAAATTTAGTGAAAATCAGCACGTTCTTTTTTATGCTTATGCCGATAGAATTCAAGATCTAAAAAGTGAAAAATTGGTAAAATTATTGAATAAAGCTGGATTTAAATTTACAATGATGGATAAGCGAGAAGGCATAAATGTTGTAGCATATTATGGATATTTGACAAAAATTGTAACAAATAAGAAGGAAAATCTATTAGTACTGCAAGGAGTCTAATAATATGAATACGAGAAAACCATTGAATATTTTGACTATTGTCAACGATCTTACATTAGATAAATCGGTTTTGATTTGGCATTATATCAGCCGTTTCAAACGGAATTTTGATGTTAATATGTATGTAGGTATTGAAAATGATATTATTAACCCATTTTCATCTGAACAATTATTGTTCAAAATTTACAATATGGCAAAAAAAGATGAAAGAGATTATCCATTGTATTTTGTCACGCCAACGGAAGTAAAAAGTGTTGTCAATGAAGTATCAGACAATTATAAGTATTTACTTGAAAAATATATTGTCAAAAAAAGACAACAATTTGTACTATATATTCATCCAACGACAATTTTTTCGCAAAATCCTCCATTATCAATGTATGAAAATATTGAAAAGGGAGAAGTATTTTTCTTTGCTGATGGTTATGGTTATTACAAAGATATTATTAATTATCGTGATGAAGGATGGAATAATTTATCTCAAGAATATCCTTTTATTGACCGCGAATTGACGGCTAGTGAACAATACATTGCAGCTACATTTTCAGAACAAGCAAAAACAGGTCAATACTTTAGATCTTGGTATAATTTCGTAGAAGAAAAATATAAGAACGGAGAGGAGATGTTTCCTGTATGAGTATTGAAGTCACCCCAATTGGAGTAACTTGTAATCTTTCTTGTACTTATTGTTATGAACACCCAGTTCGTGATGCAGGAAATCATGGTGTTTTTGATTATGATGTTAATAAAATGATTGAAGGTCTGAAAAAAGAAGGTGGCGAATTTTCTATTTTTGGTGGTGAACCTCTCCTTGTAGATATTGATACTTTAGAAAAATTGTGGGATTTTGGTTATAAGACTTATGGAAAAAATGGCATCCAAAGTAATGGGGTTTTGATTACTGACAAACATATTGAATTATTCAAAAAATACAAAGTTCATGTTGGTATTTCAATGGACGGACCTGATGAATTGAATGATGCCCGTTGGGCTGGAAGTTTGGAAAAAACAAGATTGGCCACAAAAAAGTCTTTGGAAAATATTGAAAAATGTGTACAGAATGGTGTGTCTGTTAGTTTAATTATTACACTACATAAGCTAAATGCTACTCCAGAAAAATTGCCGAAATTGAAAGCATGGATTAAAGATTATGACGATAGAAAGATTATTCAGGGAGCTAGATTACATACACTTCAAGTAGATTATGATGAAATTGATGATAAATTTTCTCTAACTCCCGAAGAAAATGTCCGGGTAATGTTGGAAATGGCTGAATTTGAGAAAACTTTAAAATATATCAAATTTGACCTGTTCAATGATATTAAGAACATTTTGATTGGAAATGAGAATGTAACTTGTACTTTCCATTCTTGTGATTATTATTCAACCGATGCCGTTCGCGGTGTCAATGGACAAGGAGAACGGGTAAATTGCAACCGTACAAACAAAGATGGTTTTGAACAAATCAAAGCCGAACAACACGGTTATGAAAGACAATTAGCCCTTTACAATACACCGAAAGAATATGGTGGGTGTAAGGATTGCCGCTTTTTCATTTTTTGTAAAGGTCAATGCCCCGGAACGGGTATCAAATATGATTGGCGCAATAAAACGAATTTGTGTCAAATGTATTACAATTTATTTGAATATTTTGAAAATGATTATCTTGAAAAGGGAGTGTTGCCATTGTCTAAGTCTATTCTTTTGAAGAAGTTAGAAGAAGAAATGTATAAGATTTGGGCAAGCGGAAGACAAGCATTTATTCAAGATGCACAAAAAAATGTTTTAGTACAGATTAAAACTAAGATTTCTTCTTGAATTCATAATAGAGATAATTGAATGTAACATCTGCGGTCAAAACCGCATAATCTGCGACTGAACTATCAAAAGTAATAGTTGACAAAGAAATAGGGTAAATATCACGAAAAACAACCTCAATTGCGGGGTTGTTTTTGTTTGTGAGAACGAAAAGGCTGGCATCTGAGTATTTGTTTTGCTTTTCTGTTCTTTCTGGAAATCCTTTTCTGACGAATGCTTTATGTTGATCTGTAGAAACTGGTTTGCCTAAACCAATTAACCAATTATAAATTTCAACATAATTCTGAAGATCTTCTTGCACCAAAAAAGTCAAAACAAATGGATCAAATACCAGTTTATCTCCGGGAAGTCGGATATCTAATGTCGGAGTTGGTTGTGTAGCCTCACCTAAAGTAATACCCGGAATTGTTACAGAAAATGTATAGTATTCAACATTAGGAATTCTAGTAAACACCATTTTGAAAAGAGATTGTGCTGAAAAATCAAGAGTTGATGGTTTGAATGCCATAATACGTCTCCGAAAGCAATCTTACTGGTTTGTTTTTTCTGATGAAATAACGATTCATGATATTGTTATTATAGTATAATTTTTCTCCTTTAAAATCAACAGCTTCTAAAACGTTATTTCGGAATAATTCATAATTTTCCCAATAATTTGTGTCTCCCTTGGTTTCATGCAAAGAAATTATTTCACGCAAAAAATTTTCTTTTCCAAATTTATTTACGTCTTGTTTCAATTCGTCGCAAGATGAATAATAATCTTTCCAATCTGATTCAATATAAATTCTGCGTTTACCTTTTTTCTTTATAGATTTGTAAAAATATTTTCGCCCAATATATGCTTTTCCTGTCAATTTATTTGTAATTTTGTAAACAAAACCATAAAAATTTTTGATATCTTCAGGTAAAAATGGTTTTCCATTAAAGAGCCAAGGATTTTCATATATATTATGTTGCATATCTATCAGTACCAACAGGGATAACTAATCTATAAGTTGTTGAATCTATAAGACTTGGGCCTAATGTATTTTTGATTCCGACATAACCATTACTAGAAATTCTTACTCTTTCTACCATATTTATTGATCCTGCTGGTGTTGTAGCAAATAGAATATATCCGGGACTGCTAGTTGATGTAACTGTTCCATTTGAATAGATTTCAATTCCAGCAATTGCTCTAAAGTTTGAAGTTTCATCCCATCCAGTACCATAAATACCACCAATTTTCGTTTGAGCATTAATTTGGCCAGTTTTACTGGTAGTATTTCCTTGTTTTGCAAAAATCAAACCATATGAGCTATTTGATTGTAAACGAGACCAAATAGTAAAATCCCCGCGATTATAAATTCCAACAGATGAATGAAAATATAAACCATAATCATCATCTACAACACCACGAGCGGCCAAAACTTGTTTACTTGTATTTAAATAAAGAAATGGTTGACTTGTTCCGTCTAAGTTATTGATTGTAATAGAAGTTGTTAGAATTCCTGCATTTGCTGTCAATGAGCTATTGAAATTTGCAGTTCCAGAAACTGAAAGTGAAGTTAAAACACCAAGAGAAGTCAAAGATGAAGTTGTAACCGTGGAACCTAATGTTGTTGATGTAAGAACCTGTGTACCATTGATTCTATAACCTGTTGTAGTATTGACACTTCCAGTAACATCAATAGCATATGCTGGATTTGAGTTATTGACACCTATTCTATTTCCAACTAAGACATTATTTGAAACTGACAAATTATTTGTTGTTTTATCAAACGTTAGTCCACTAGAACCACCAAATGAACCAAAATCATTGAACTGAACATTGGTATTTGATCCACCGGGAGTTACAACCTGTGACGAAAGCTTGATTTTTTTGATTTCAGATGCAGATGCATCTAACACCATAAAAAAATCATTATCTCTATCTAAATCATTTTCTGATAATTCATTCAGATTAGAAATCAATGGTGGGTTGATTTTAAAAGAAAATTGGTTAGACGAAAATGATGTCGGATCAATTGTAATTGGACCAATTAGTGTAGCATTAGACCATGAAGAAATTGTTGTATTCCAAACAATCAATTGTGTATTTGCTGGTGTTATTGAATTGACAATATTACCAGAAGATTGTGCATAATTTTCAATAAAATCAAAAGACAGGTTGATCTTTTCGGCCCATTGTGGTAACGAATCTGTGGCTCTGATTCTTGATAGAATAGATGACATCTCTTCTATTTATCCTTTTTTTTTTTCTAATAGTTGTTGTAATGCTGATTTAAGTTGTTCAATTTCCTTTTCCATTTGCATCATTTTTTGCTTTTGTTGAAACAATTCTTTTCCTTTTGGATCTTTGATTAATATTGCTTTTGAGTTCAAATCTCTATATAGAGAAGGAATTTTTGTTTCTATTTTCATAGAATTACTCCAGAATAATTGCTCTAAAATCTGCTACTCTTGGTACAACACTTGTATTGTTGCTCAATAACACAATTTTAATTGAAACCTCATTAAATGGAGTTAGTGATGTTGAAGATGGAATATATGAAAATTCAATAAATTCATTTTCCTGTTTGGAGAAAGAGGTTGTGTTGATTTCTTTATTCATTTCAATCCAATTTTGATCTTCAAAATTCAAATTTGAAGAAATTGGATTGATCTTATAATAGACTTTTACATCAGTTCCAGATGGCCTAAATGCAGTCAAATAAACCTTCAAATAAGTAGATGGATCGTCAAGGGTAATTTTTCTGGTGATATATCTAGCAACAGCATTTCCACCTTTTGTGCTTGTTTCACCAGTAACATCATTGTTGATGATATTTTCAACTGCAACAAAGTTCATCCTTTCAAGATTGAAAACTGGACTAACATATTTGTTTGTATTAGTTCCAGAAATTTTCAATTTGAAGCTTTCATTAGCAACAGCAATTTCACGTTGTGAAGAAAATACTGTGTTTTTTCCTGCAATAATTGGTGTATATGTTGTTTCAAGCGAACCGTTTTTCGGAGTTGAAACATATGAATAATTGACTGTGGAACCATTCAAAGGATTGAATACAGAAGCGCTCAAACAAATCAAATCCATGAATGATTTTGTTGGTGAAGATTCTTTCTTTCTAAGGAAAGTAATATCTGTATTTATTGGAATATTTCAGAAACATTGTTATTCAAAGTCACCACATTTTCCATATGATTGACCGCAGTAACAACAGTATTAAGTGGAATATTTGTTCCTGATACTCTTGAACCAATAACAATATTATGTTTAAGCAAATCAAGAATATACAGCTTATTATTGCCGGAAAGTGTTTGTTGATATGTCTTCAAAGTAATCTTATTGTCAAAATGATTTGCATCCCAATCACTCATTACAATTTCATAATTTCCTGTAGAAAATTCACAAACATTTAGAACAAATTTCAAGTCTTTAGTTTGATCGGCAGTCCATGTATATGCATTCTGTGAAAGGAACAAGCTGCCAACATAAGGTTGTTCTGAAATTAAACGATTTGTGCCAAGTTCCAGATCACCAATTTGTGCAACCCAAAGCTCATATTCTTTACTATCTGTCAAAATTGCCATGCAGTAATTTCCGCCCGGTTCAAGATAAATTGGGTCATTGAATACAAATTGTGTAACTGCTGATGCGTTGGTACTAGTATTAACAGCAGAAGCTTCTTTGATAGTTTCACCTAAAATAACTGGACCGGGATAACCATTAATCATATTTCTAATCTGGAGTTTGATTGGAATTTTATTATCTTTTTTACGGAAATACAAGTTTACTGATTTCAAAAATACACCAAATGGATATTTTTCTTTTTCAATAACAAAATCTTGTGCTAATGGATCAATGAAATCAGACTGATTTGTTTGTGCAAATATAATATTTTGATTTTGTTGAACAACAGGAGTATTTTGTGTTTGAACGTTAACATTTACTTGAAGTGTAGTAGATGTTTCTTGTAATCCAAATGCAGTATATCTCACTTCAGCAAATGTGGTTTCTTGTGAACGATCATTAGTTTGTGAATCTGTTAAACGGAAAATCCGATCACCAACTAAGAATGTATTCTGCGGAATTGTAAATGTTCCTGAAATTGTTCCATTATTTGAAGTAATTAATGCTCCACCTTGTGTTCCACCAGTTGGTGTTACATGACGTGAAACATCAACATTATCAAAAAATGGATAAACTTGAGTATTTGGTTTCATACCAGATGCAGAAAATGAAATTATTCTGCTGCGAATAAAGGGTTGATAATCTACAGAAACAACGAAATTGTCTGAAGATGTTCCCTGTGCAGAAAATGTTACGGAACGGGTAACAGGTTGTGGTTGTGTAACTCTAGGCGGGGTTGGAGGTGTTGTTTGCCGGACTGTTCTTTGTGTCCACGCTAAAACTGGAGTAATATTAAACATTGTAGAAATACCGCCTTCAAACCAACCAATTGCTCTACCATCAGGACCTAATACAATTGGTTCATGTCTTCCGTCCATAAATCGTTCGCCAGTAAACGGATTGATATCTCCTTGCCGGATAATAGAAACATTTTCAGGTGTAACACCAGCAGGAAGACCATTAGGCCAATTGATTCTATTCCATAAATCCCAATTAATCATTCTCTCTTCAATAATTTCTTCTTGTCCATTCCAGTTTGTATTCCATTCATCAAATGTGCTTTCAAAAGGCTGATTGCTGAATTGTACGTTATCTAATTGACCTGTTAAATTGATAATATTGGCTGGTCGGAATGAAGTATCTTTCCAAAAATCACTAGATGGAGTAATAGACATTACACCACGCCAAGTAAATACAGCATAAGGATTTGCATTAACAAAACGGCTTGCAAGAGGCTGTGAAATAATGGGAGTTGTCGTATAGTTCAATGTTGCAAGTTTATTATTTACTGTTACATTTGACCCAGATTGGTAGAACAATCCAAACGATTTTTGCTTAAATGATGGACGTAATTCTCCTGCTTTTGGATCAATAGAACAACGGTAATCTGGATTGAATACATCACCAATATTATGACCAACAAAGGAATCTACTAGAAATCCATTCTTGTAACGTAAATTTCCATTTTGGTCTTTTACATCAAATGTGGCTGTAGAAGACTCTAGTAATGACAAAGATGTATAGTATTCAATGTTTTCAATTCGGCGTTCAAGTTTACCTATATCCCGCATTGTATATCGTTTATTTTCAACATATTGTACAATTACGTCATCTTTTGAGTATGTATATGGATTCAAAGTAAGAACATAAATTGTCATGCCATCATCAGCATCTTTTGGCGGTTTTGGATATAAAGAACTATTACCCTTTAGAATAGAAAATCTTCCATCAGCGGTACAAATAATTTTGTCAATTCTACCCAAATAATACTCAACGTCAAAATCCAAGGATGTTCCCGGAACAATCAATTTTCCGGGTAAAAAGTTATTTGGAGAATTTGTATTTTTTGAGGGTCTGAAATCAATACAATTTTTCAAATCAACAGATCCATCTTCAAGTTGAAACGTATAAATTTCATCGCTATTTGGATAAGAACTGACACAGAAAAATCCGTCATTAATAACATGATTAAAATACTCAAAAAATACCATTGTTTTTCCGGAAATCGTTCCAGCAAATTCTGGTTTTACTTCTAATTTTGAAATATCGTAATGAGTCAAAGTTTGGTTAGGATTTAGTTTGAATTTGTAAGTAATATCTTTAGACGGATCAAACCAATCATCCATTGTGATATTGCCTGTAGTTTTGTTGATGACTTTAATAAGTCTAATAGCATCAACAACCTGTAGACTTAGTGGTTGAGAATAATTTGTAGAAGCAGAAAAGAATAGAATTCCTTTAGCTAAATTTGAAGTATCATCTGCAAATTTTGGACAAATCATATAACTGGTTCCAGTAGTTACCGTCACATTTGATGATAATGTAAGCTGTTTTGTCGTTCCATTGTATGCACCAACAACATCAACAATATCAACAATTTCCCGAATTCCATTTGTAGTTAATTCAATTTTGCCGCCACGGTAAAAATCATCTACAGAAGTTTCTTTCGGATCAAGTGTAATTACGTTAGTATTTGTTGCATTTTGTGAAATAAATCCAGTTGATGTTTCAACTCTGACTCTCAATTTTGAGTTTGGAACAGCATTATTATTGATGACTGTAGCAATAATATCTACAGTAGCACCCGGTGAAGTTGAAAAGGTAAATGTTGCTGTTTGTGGAGATGTTCCTCCGGGAGAGTCTAATTGAACGGTATAATCTGATAATGGAACTAAAGTCCGATCTGCTTTGACAACAACAAATCTTTCAAATTTTGCAGAATCATTGGAATTATAAAGATATCCATTTGGCCCAAAACGTTCTGTTCCGTTAGTTTTAGGGGTTGTAATTGTACAAGAATTTCCTGAAACAGTTACGTTAGTGAATAATCGTTTGTATTCAAATTGAAACTGAGATGCGGTTTTGATTTTTGCGTAACCTGTTGGGAAGATTAGCTTTTGCAACGAAACATTGTATAATTTCTCAACTTCCGCAGTTGGAACAGTCAATAGAATATTCGCTGTTGGAGACCATGTTGCAGAAGAAGAAAAGTATTTGATTGCGGTATATGTACCAGATGTAATGTTGATGTCAAAAAGATATACTTTATATTGTGGTGGTGTTGACATTGAGTTATGTAGTTTGATTGAACGGATTCTGGCTGTACCGATTCCAACGTTAGAATTATTATATAAGTATAACAAATCAAAGGAGTTAATATTTGGTAAACCACGGGTAATTTCAACGATCATGTAATTATCATAGTTTCCATAAATGTCAAAATTCAAATAGGTTTCTGTATCTCTGGCTCTATCAATATCAAGATATTCAGTTGCAATCGTTTCAAATTCAAATCCTTTTACATAGGCTTTTCCGGGTGAAAGTGCGGCTTGCAATTTATTTGAATCTGTTGGATGGGGATGAAGACTCAACAAAAATGGACGAACTGTGTAATCACCAGATTCGTCAAAAGTTCGGCGGGCAATTGTTTTGCCTAATTCTGAATATTTTGTTTTTGAAACTTGGCGATAAATCTGACCATTTTTAACTTCAAGCAATTCAATAAATTTGTCCAAATCATCAGTATAATTCAAATCTTTTGCGGTAAGTTTCAAATTAACCTTCAAACGATGTGCGCCCGGAGCTGCATAGTTGTAGCTTCCATTGGCATTATCAAGCAAAGTATTATCATCATCTGATGTAACAAATTGAATTGTTGAAACTAAACCAACTTTTTTTGTTGGAGTGTCTGAATATTTTTCCAAAGTTGCAGTTTGTTCTGGACAAATGACAAACATTCCACGGTTGAAAAAAATACCATTTGAAATAGAAACCGTAGAAGAATTACCATAGAAATTAGCAAAATTGATGATTTGTCCTGCTCCAGTTTGAAGAGTAATCAAATTACCTGAAGTATTATATTCAACAATATCCAAAATTTCATTTTGAGTAAATTGATTTCCATTCAACATTTTCACAATTAGAGTATAAGGGTCACTTCCTTCTTTCTCTTCAACAACTGTAACTAATGCTAAAGCCCCGTTGGTTTGACCTCTGACAATTTTTCCAAGAAATTCAGCTAAAATGATAGGATTAGTTGTATTTGGTTTGTTATCTTGAATTTTCAAAAACCGGGCGGTTTTTGTATCAATGGTGGTTTGGCCACCAATAATAAGTGCCCCATTAGCGAAAATGTGATTACCAAAACGTTCAATTTGTTGTTGTAAAATACTTTGAAGTTGGTTTAATTCACGGACTTGAACTGCGTAACCCGGACGGAAAAGAATGCGCAGAAAATCTTTCTGTTCGGGTGAATAATCATCAAAATATGGAGCAGAATTTAATTCTTTAATTATTGACATATTTCTCCTTTAGAAAACAATTACCAACTTGATGTCTTCTATTTGATCTTGAAATCTTGCAATTGGCTTTCTATTTTCCACATACAAAACATTTACCAAATACTTATTTATGTTCGTAACATCAACATCTGGATCAATTTTTCCAATTACAGTTGCAGTAACAGAACCGGATGTAATTTGTGAAGTTCCATTGAAATTTCCAGTTATGTTTGTAATATATAGTTTGTTTTCAATAGAATCAAATTTAACAATTGTTCCAGTAGCACCAGTAGAAATTTGTGTTACCTGTTCATCTTCAATAAATGGGCCATTGTTTACAGTGCCCAACTGTAAAATGAGACATTGATTCAAGATTTCATTTTGCAAGATAATTCCATATTTTGATGTAGTTGTAGGAATAACATTCCAATTTTCAGTTAAAGTTACTTCTCTTGTAACAGGGTTAAATGCTTGAATTTTACGAATTTGACCCTGACCAATCCCATCTACAATCATGATCTTTTTCCCTACAGATGGATAATATTTTGCATTTACATCAGAGATATTATGTAAACTATTCAATATAATGGTGTTATTAGTAGCAGATTGTGGGGTATAAACAGACCCTCTTGCAATTGGATTTTTTACCAAAGAAATTTGTCTATATTCATTGGTATCAACAATTTGGCCGCCTTCACTGCCATTGACTCTGACCTTTACCATCAAATTAGTTGCACCTAATTCTTTGACTGGATCTTTACCGTGTTTGATTGCAGTTGGATCTGTTTGAACATCCCATTGTAATGAATTGTCATTGAAATTGAGTGTTTTGACTGGAACCCAATTTGGGGTCAAAAATCTTTCCGCTTCTAATTTAGAAATAGAATACATGAATTTCCAGACATATCCATCTGAATATGTAGTACCTGTATCACCTTCATTTGTGGTTGTATGAATTGGCTTTTGTGTAGACAAAGCTGAATTGTTGTTATTTAAACACTTATAAACATTTAAGTTATCAGTGATGACATAAAAAGGACGAAGATCGTAAGGTTGATTACTGATATTTGTTGGCGGGTCAATAACAACTGTTGGACTTGAAGTATAGTTTTGACCACCATTTGTAACAACAATTGAAGAAACAAT